TCCCCGAGGTTTTGCTATTTTGTTCCTCGAGGACGCTTTGATAAATAGCATATATATTCTGATTTATTGTGATGGTTTTATTACTTTTTATCAAAAATCTGTGACATAGTCTCACGTGACAAAGTAAAGTTAGGACCGTTACTACCTGGAATAAGATCTTCTGGATTTGCTTCTCCTTCAAATTCTATATGTCCATTATTAGTATCCATTTTTAGATTATATGTCATTCCATCCATACCGTACCTGTTCTTCATAACATGCCATCTACCGGTTCCGAGTACTTTATCTTCTTTCATTCTTGATAATGAAAAACACATATCTGCTACCATCATTTTATCATAACTACCTGCTGCTTTATCTCCTTCAATAACCGAATCTTTAGCTCCCATTCTATTAACTTGAGAAGGAGTAATAACGGGTATTTTAAATTCTTTAGCTAATCCTTTTGTTGCAATAAACACATCATCTATCTCATCTTTACGTTCTGAGAATTTACCCTTCGATGGTGCTTTTAAGTAATCTACGTAATCAATTACTACTAAATCAGGTTTATGATCCATATCAATACACTTCTGTATATGAGACTTTACGGTATTAACAGTTGCTCCTTTAGGAGGATATTCTTTTACTATTAACTTACCTTTAAGTTCTGAGACTTGCTTTTGTACTTCATCTCTATGTTCGTTTACCTCATCAATCGAATAGCCGGTTAAGTAACAGTCGAAACGTTTACCTACATAATCTTCTCCTAATTCTAAAGTATAGTAATTTACTTTGTATCCCATTTTAACTGCATGAGCGGCCATAGCAACACAAGTCCAACTCTTACCTCCTCCTGGGTTACCGAATACTATAGCCAAGTCTCCAGGTCCAAATCCTCCTTGAATACCCTCATTAAGAACTGGCCAAGGCGTTGGTATAGTTGGTCTATAGTCAACTCTATATCTACTTTCTATATCCTTATTATACTCATGACCTATATTTTTATCCATACCCGCTTTCATAGCTTTTTCAACCATATCACGAATACCATCAAAGTCACCGAGTTTTAATAAATCTGCAGAGTTAAGTATTGCTTGTTTCATTTCTTGATTCTTACAAAAAGTAGTAAACTCTTCCTGTACGTAATCTAAATCATCTTGAGAAGCTTCGTAAGAATTTCTAAGCTCTTCTTTAAGAGCTACTATAAGTACTTCGTTCTCTAATTTTTGAAGTTCTACCTTTAGTACGTCCATCGTAACAGTAGTATGGTATCTATCAAAATAACTAATAATCTGATTGATAATCCACTTATGTGTATCAGCGTCAAAGTAATCTTCGCTTAATACATCTCTTACGTTTAGTAAGAATTTTTTATCTGTTAATAAAGAACCTAGTACCTTTAGTTGGAACCCCTTCCCGTATTGCTGTAAGCTTTTTAGTGTCATGTAAAACCTTTTATTTAATATAACTAATTTAAGGATCAAAAGCAACTAAATAGCTATCTTTTTCTCCACTTTTTTTTATCTACTTCTTATGTCGAAGACCTTTGAAGTTATCCAACCACCCTTCTGTATTCTTGGTGACTCCTTCAATTTTATCTTGATCTAATAGGTGTAGAAAAGCACCTGTCTGTAAGTCGTTGATAGGAGATTTTAGTACCTCCATAACAAACTCTTTCTCTTTCTCACTTAAATCTGAAATGTTTAAGTCCATTAGTTGAAAATTAGTCTCAACTCTATCCCATTCTGTAATAATTTTAGGGAATATTTTCTTAACTTTCTTTTCTTCTAATTTAGCAGCACAAGTATCATAGACATATTGAAGATCACAATTAGGATCTTTTAACAGATCTGGAAATTCAGATACTATAGTTTTTATTCCAAGCCCTTTGACACCGGCTAAGTTATCTGAGTTATCACCGAGTAGTGCTTTTACAACGTTATAGTTTTCCGGCAGTACTTTTAGTTCTTCAAATATATTATCCTTAGTAAAAGTCTTCTTTTTTACTGGAGCATAAACTTCAACTGTTTCATCCACTAACTGCAAAAAATCTTTATCTGATGATATTATAGTTACTTTATTAACCTTTGAGGAAGCTCCTGCTTCATTAGCTATATAAGCAATTATATCATCAGCTTCTAATTTTTCCATAGATAGTTGCTGTATTGGTAAGCATTCTAAATAGTCTTGTACTCTATATAACTGTCCTATTAATGCTTCTGTTTCCTCTTCTTTAGAATCATACAGTCCCCAGTGTGTTATTCTAGATGTTGCACGATTTGCTTTATAGTTAGGATCTATATTCTTTCTATTAGCTGATCCTCCTTTTCCGTCCCAGACTACGATTACCCTAGTAGGGTCAAAAATCCTAGTTACATACCCTAACGATCTTAAGAACCCAACCAGGCCACCGATATGGTGGCCGTCGGGATTCATCGCTTTGAGTAATGAAAATGATCTGATGAGCATATTCATTGCATCAACAATCAGGATATGATCGTTCAGCGATCGGGGTGGGGTCTGTTTTAAATTTTTGAGTATGTTATCGTATGCCATTAATCTAATAAGTTAGCTGTTATAGGTGTTTCTTCTAAATCTCCTTCTTCAATAAGATCAAAGTCAATAGAACCAACTAGTTTCAGCCAATGCTCTTTATGTGCATCTCTATACTTATCAATAGCTTTTTTATCATCTTCAATAAAACCATGCGATGTCATTACAACTCTACCTCTAGATTGCACTCCTCCGATATGATTCTTTTCTATCTGGATGTTAGTCCTTTTGGCAAACTCTACTTGAAGGCCGTTTTTAACCGCTTTTATCTTAGATGTTCCAGGGTTTGTAATATTACCAAAAGTAACAACTAATGTAGCATCATACCACATTGACATTCCTCCCTTATTCTGTAATTTAGGTTGACCCATAGGATGTTCCGGTTTCATAGTCCATACCTTATTAATAGCTACTAGAGTATTTGTATAAGGTGAGTTCTCTTTCCTAGATAATAGAATCTTTTGATTCAAATTATTACCGAATTGGGTAGACATAGCTCCTGCATTCCATTCATTATTGTTCTTATTAGAACGTACTGATAAATCACAAGGTATAGATCCAATAGAATCCCAGAAGAAACACATATCGTGAGGTAAGTTACCTTTCGTTTGCTCATCTATTAAGTCAGCCATATGAACAGCTACTTCTTCGATCGTATTTAACGTACCTCTATCTGCGTATAAGAAAAAGCCTTCGTAATCTGTTACTTTACCATGCTCATCTAGAACCTCTGTGAATTCTAATCCCATCTCTTTAGCATGTTCCCATGACCATTTCATCTCCGAAATAATGAATACCGGTAGTATGCCTTTCTTCTGTGCATTAACTGCTGCTTCTAATAAAGCAGTAGTCTTTCCAGTATCACTATGACCTCTCAATAGGGTTATATGTCCTGTAGGAATACCCGGTAGTGAGGTTATATCTTGAAATGCTTTCGATAAAGGAATCCATCCTTGCTCTTTAAACTTTACAGATGCATTAGAAAAACCTTTCTTCTTCTTAAAGTTGCCTAAATTAAAGCCTTTTTTCACTGCCGCTGATGCGGCAGCTTTTACTTCTTTTCTCTGTTTTGCCATATTTACTCGTTGAATAAGTCATCAAATTTACTAACTGTGTCTTGGTTGCCAGCCGTAGCTGTTTCCAAAGTAAAGTCTGTTTTGTTTTGACCTAAGCTTTCTGGCAGTTTAGTATCTGTAGCAGGTGCTGCAGTATTTTCATCTGCTGATCCTGGGTTAAGATAGTTTTGGAGTTGTTTTTTAATAAACTCGTAATCATATTGAGTATGCACTTCAGTAGGGTTTGGTTGAGTTTTTAACCACGTATCTACTTGATCATTATTATCTGATAATGCAGTTTGTTTAGGTTTAATTCTTACAGAAGTTTCAGGGTAAGGGTTACCTTGAACTTGTTCTACAACTAAATCCCAACCGTTTATTACGTCTGTAATATCTCCTATATCTTCATCGGCGATTAGAGCAAGTAGAGCTCTATAAATCGTAACTCCGAATCCCCAGATACGTACTCCTTTATCTTCTTCTCCTCTTACTACAACAGGAGCAAAAATACGAGTTTTTGGGTTAATTTTACCTGCTAGAGACCAATTGTCTTTATCAGATGTCTTTTTAAGTTCTTTTACAAACTCTTCAATAGGGTCTTGCTTTCCAAAATTAGATAAAGCTACCATAGGGTACTTTCCAATACCGTAGTGAAACTTTAATTCTTTAAATGGCATAGCAGGATCAAAAGCAGAGGGTACTAAACGTACAGTCTGTTTTCCTATTCCGGGTTTCCAAAAAATCTTTGAGTAGTCTGTTTTTTCTCTCTCCTGACCATTAGAGTTTAAGGCGTCTAGTTTAGCCTTGATTGCGTTAATATCCATAGTGTAACATTTATTTATTTAAAACATTTATTATTAATACAATATACGAACTATAATTTAGTTCTCCAACTCTATTATACGAAAAAGTTTTGTATTAATTCTTTTTAGCTCAGATCCCTTAGTTAAAAGTACGCAGTTGCGGTAATCTGACCAGTTAATCCTGAATGAAGTGTCTAGTTGTCCTCCGTTTAATTCCTTTATAAGGGTATTCAGAGCATTTATAGTATACAGGGTATTTGATTCTTTTTTTCTATGTACTAAGATTGTGTTGTCAATAAAATTAGATACATTTGCAAAATCTACATTATACGTACATATGTATTCATCTTGGCTTTTTGAGTAAAGCACAAAAATCTTATTATACATAATAGAGTACTTTTCTTTTATAACCTCTAATGTAGGCTCTAAAGTGTCTTCTGTAGTAAAAGTGCAAAATAGTTTATTGCTCATATCTTCGTTTGTCCATAATGGTTCTATATCGTAATCGAACCGCTTCTCTATAACATTTGTCATTTTATATAAATATAAGTTAATATCATAAACTTAAATCTTTACTGTACTTAAATGATACAGGGTATTTACCCGCTTCTTCCATTATGTTTTTAATATCTTTGAGGGTATTTTTACCATCTTCCTTATTAAAATCCATAATTATAGAATCATAAGTGTAAAGACTTATAGTCGTTTTTTTAGTTTTCAAGTATTTTAGTAATTCCTTTAGTATTACAATATTTCTAGAGGTTTCTAGTGATTGCATTACATAATTCATTAATTTCTGTGGATTCATCTTTTTTAAAGATGTTGTGAAAGGCTTTCCACTAATTGGTGCCAAGACTTCTCCGTCATTTTTGTATCGTTCCCATAATTTTTTGATATAATCATCAATTCTTTTAAATACGTCGAGGTGATCGTATTTTTCTGGGATTTTTCCATAAATTGCGTGAAAGTTAATTTGTTTAGCTTGTTTGTATTCGTCATCTGTAATTTCTTTCTTATTAAAGTATAATCTAGCTAACTGTTTATGAGCAGACTCTGATGTTAGCTGATATTCTATCTGTTCTGCTAGTAATCTTAAATGGTATCCGTCAAAATCAAATTCTACAAAGTAATCATTAACCGGATTAAAGCATTTTCTATGTTCTTCTGTATGAGGTATTGCTGCAAAATTAACACTGTTAAAAGAATTTGTAGGTCTTGAAGTGATATTATATAAATTATACTGACTTAGAACTTTACTACCTAAAGTGTTATATAGTGGATTTTTTGGTTTAAATATTTTATTAAAAGCATCATATTTAATACCTACTCCAGATTGTTCTAATAAGAAGAACACATTAGTAGCAGTATTATTATAAAAATCAAATCCGTTAGGAATATCATAATCTATAATATGCTTAATCCCACTGTATATATCCTCTGATGATTCATAGAGTTTAGATATAGGAATTATTTCATTAATATTATCTATATCTTTATATCTACTATAAAAAGAGTTAATAACTTTACTACTTTTATTATACTCTAATTTATCGAATTTATTCATAGAGTAAAGTAGAGAAATATCTATGGCAGATTGTAGATTAAAGTGATAGAGAAGCTCTTTCTTATTTAATGTATATAGTTTATCGGTAGATGATAGTAGTTCGTAGACACGTTCTTTTGAAACGTTAATACCTTCAGTATGATTCAGTGGAATTATAAATCCTTTACCGGTTGTTAGTAGCTTTATGTATACTGCTACCGTAGAAGTTAACTTAGGATGATAATTAAAGTTAGATGGTATTATATCAACAAAGCAACCTAATTTAATTAGACTTTGCAGGGAACTTAAACAATTTTCTTTTTCTACTATATAAAACACTTAACTTGTAACCTTTAGTTTAATACAATATACGAAATATATTTTAAACTACAAACTCATCAAGTGCATATAAGTAATCTTTTATACCGAAAAAGTCTTTTGCGTGTAAATTAAGGGTTTCTAAGTTTCTTGTTTCTGCTCCTTTGTATACATACCCATTATACGTAGTATCTTTAACTGGACCTTCTATCCACCAATCCAGTTCTAAGCATCTATAAGATGGATATTTTTTAACTTTGTTAAATTCTTTTAAATCCAACTCTACTATCTTACCGGATCTTCTATCTTTCGAAAAATACCTTTTAAATTTTTTATTTTCGTAATCAGTTTCTTTCGGTACTACTAAACTAGGTATAGGTTTTAATGGAGCATTCTTCTCCTCTTCCTTCTTTAGTAATGTTTCCTGAAATATTAATTTACGGCCTGCTTCTTTAGGAAATCGACCTTCAAATAGTTCATCTTTATATGTAACAAAGTATTTACCTGAATATACTTCTTTTGTATCCAGCACTAGAACTTTTTTAGCTCCGTCTGCTGCAGTAAATGGTCCTTTATATTTTGATTTTGGTAAATACATCTACTAGTCTTTCTTTGTGTGTTCTAATATTATAGCATTTGCTTCTATTGTTGATAACCATTCATTGTTGGAAATTTCATGTGAAACATTATTAACTTGAAATCCTACTAATATATCTTCAGAGTATGAAGCAGGAAGTATTTCCGGAGGAAGGGTAAAGTATTGAAGAGCTTTTAATCCTCCGATACCTAACATCTTTAAAGTTACTTTTGCTCCAATATGCCCTCTTTTAGGTTTTACTTCATCTAACACTTTGTTAAGATCTCCTCTAATTATAGTTGCTGCATCTGTTTGAATTTTTTTTATCCCTTCTTCATCATATTTAAACTTACTGTATGTCTTTGCTACTCTTTTTAATAATTCTTCTCTTTCTTTGCCTTTTTTTGCAATTCTATCTTTTGCATATTGAGATGCTTCTTTACCGGATGCATCTACTTCAAATCTTGAGGATATACCGCTATTAAAAGCTGCTAAACCAGTTGATGTAGCATCTCCAGCGTTATTTCCGTTTACTATTGCTTGACTTGTTATTATGTTAATCATAGAGTTTGAAAGTTCACTGTTAAATGAAAATTCTCTTACAAAAGATTTTAATCCTCTAGGTGATATCATTTGATAGCTTTCTTTCTGTCCTCCTGGTCTAGGTAATAGCTGAAGATCAATTATCATACTCGGACCTAATTCCTTTTTAAGGTAGTAGTTGTTGTATAATTCAAATTGATTAATAGAGCCTAAGCTTGCTTGTATCTTATCCATTATAATAGTCAAATACTTACCTATACTTAACTGAATTTTATCTTTTCTGCTATTTTCTTGTAACGCATCAAATTCTTTAACTAAAAAATGGGTGCTTATATGTATATCTAATATATCGCCTTTATTCTCATCTTTTTTTCCAGGAATTGATTTGGTGTTAAGTCCGTACTTTGTCTGTTGAGGTAGTAAACATATTCCTGGGTCTATACTAAAGTGTTCATCATATGTAAGGTAAAAGGTATGTTCTGGTGTAGTATTAAATTTACCATCTGGTTCTTTATCCTCAGCATTAGGTTTTTCTAAATAAAAGTGATTAATCATTCCCAGTAGGTACCTCATACTGATATATGTAAACTTACTTTTTGATCTTCTATTAGAATTGCTAAATTGTGCTCTATATGCTTTAAATTCATATGTATCATCGCCGCTATTTAACAAGTCGTCTATTGCTGTGTAGTCTGGTGAGTATGTTCTCTTTATAGCTTTAATTAGCTCTTCATTATCACATTCTATTATTATATCGTCTTCACTTTCTGCTTCTTGTTGACCTTTTTTAGACTTAGCATTTATTCTTTGGAGAAGTCCTCTAAAATTACTACCACCTTCATTGAAAACTACTCCTGTCTTTTTTTCGTCATCTGGTGCTTCTTCGTTAGAATTTCCTCCATACATTTCTTTAAGGAAAGTAGACATCGCTCCTTTACCCATAAGTTGT